CTCGATTTAGATATAAATAATTATAATATTAATGATCTTGAAAAGTTCTTCGGGCTAAAATCAAAATCCACATATAAAGCCAGCGATATCGATTTAAAAGAATGCCAAATCCGTGAAACATTACTAAATAGTGGTCATATTAATAAACGATTTAAAGCAAATTTGATCGAATTTTTGAATCTCGCGAAAAAATGGCTAATTTTCGTAAAATGCCCCGCAGAAAAACCGCCGACCACCATACCGAAAAACTACCGGCTCGATCCATATGATACGCCGCGATTAAATGAGACTATACCACGAGAAGCCGAGTTGGTGCCCCGACAAGAAACGCAATTCATCTACACGAATCCCAGTGATTTTTTCCCGGGCAAAATCAATCCATTAAATACGCGGGTTATCACTAAATGTTTAAATATCGATACGCGTTTTCGTAAGAATCTGTATACTACGCAGAGCTCGGATTTCACAATTCAAATACCTACAAAATTCAATAAAGTGGTTTCTATGCAATTGTCCGCGATCGAACTGCCAATCTCGTTTTACGGGATTTCCAGTAATTATGGGAACAATTATTTGTATATAAAGGTCAAGTACATAGTAAGTTCTCACCTCCGGCATAAAATCCAGGAACAATGCGACGATTGCGAAATCGAACGCAAACCCATGGAATGCGAACAAATCTTTACAGTGCCCGACGGAAATTATACGGCGAATGATTTGATCGATACCTTAAACTATATACTTTCCCCCAAGAAACTCGATCAGTCCATCGATGATCCGGACAATATTTATTCATACATACAATTTTCCATAGACATTACAGAAAACGGGTCGGGAAGTAGAAAGGTATCCCTCGGTCCCATCTTGAACGACGTCGTTTGCATTGAAGAAATTATAATGGATTTTACTAAAAATATCGATGGACACCCCGATACTACCAACATATCCACTAAAATCGGGTGGAATTTGGGATTCACCAAGCCCGTTTATTGCAATGAATCGTTTTATACTGCGGAAACCATGGTCGAACCAACGACGAAATACATATATTTGGCCGTGGACGATTTCAATAACAGTGCGAATAACCAGTTTGTTAGTGCATTCGACGAGTCTGTATTACATACGGATATTTTGGCCCGCATCTCTATCAAAGGGTCGTTTATCAGCATTATTACGGAAAATGACTTTAATCTGGTGACGGAACCGAGGCATTATTTCGGGCCAGTCGATATACAACGACTGCGTATTCGCCTATTTGATGAATATGGCCGGGTATTATCCATGAACAACTCCAACTATTCCTTCTGTTTAACATTAAAAATGTTGTATGATCTCTAAGTACTCTTGTAATATAATATTGTTCTCGACATGCCCCCATTTAGAGCAAATTCTACCATTATATTATAGTCATACCGTATAAAACCCGCAAGGTTCGTAACCAGAAATGCGTCAAAGTATACAACAAAAATACGAAACGGGTATTCTCGAAATGTACATCCCGCAAAAACGCCACACGTCAAATGCGGTTATTGCGGGCTCTCGAATTTAATAAGTCGTTTATGCCGTATTCGAGAACCCGAAAAAATAAGGTGTAACTCATTTATTTTACAAAAAGTCGTGTCTTTTCTTTGTTTAGCCATTATTTCGACATGTATTCATTTCCAATAAGATAGAAACCATAACTACGAATAAAGTAATTATGATTTCTATTATTTTTCAAAATTGTTGTATTTTGCGGCATTTTAAATATTTAGATAGTATATATGTCCAACCCTCCGATTAGCACACTCTATCTAGGCAACTCCGCGTCTGTTTCGGGCGTTACCACAACAATCCTTACTGGTTCTACATTAAGTCTCGCAACTGGATCGACTGCCACTGTGAATGGAAGCATCAATTTGGGTAGTCATGCAGTCGCTTCGACTCAAAGTCAGCTTTCGGATGCTTCCTCAAATGCAGTCGCCACCGTTGAATTTGTGAAAACCGCAGTTTCTGATCTTGCCGCCGTTGGTAATTCGGCCGGGGGGGCTCTTTCAAATTTGCTCGCTCTTACCACTGCATTAGCCGGTTTAGGTAGTAATGATATTACTGGTATTATGAATGAAATTACGGCCGAGGGAGTCACTGCACGTGCAGCAGAACACGCAATCACCACACTCGTGACAAATGAAGCAGACCGTGCAACTGCGGCAGAGCTAGTATTGGCAGGCAAGGTGACCGCCGAACGTCTACGTGCAGTTCCGATTGAGGCTGGGTTAAGAGCCGATGTGGACCAAGTGATGGCCGATTTGGCCACTGAGACTGGTCGTGCCACACATGCCGAAAATTTGGTAGCTGCCGGTTTGGTCACTGCCAATGCCGATATTGCAGCCCTTCAATCCACTATCGTCACTTTGACTGCACAAGTGAATACACATGATGCGGCATTGTCTGCTTTGTTCTCTTATTTCTTCAAAACACCCGACTTTACCTCGGCATTACCTTCGCACGTCGTGGAATAAATATTGGATCACCCCCAACTCTTATTGTAAAAGTTTGATATATTTACGTAAATAAATATATCAATTTATAGTGGCACATATGTGGCCATCACGTTACCATCAATGCTCCCATAATTCAGTTTCGCTCGATTAATTATTGAGGTACTTGGATTGAATCCGGAATGGTTTGTTACTGGTGGCGGTGATTTATTCACCGCTCCAAACAAATACGCATATAAGGCGGCGACCGATTGGGAAGTCTGCTGTTGTATTACCGATTCATTCAAAAATTTGTTCGAAATTGTTCTACTTTCCGTGGTTATATTGAATTCATGTAAAATTAATTTAATATTTCCGACCGGACAATTGGTCGTATTTCCTACAGTAAAATGAATGGCGATGATATTGTCGGTGCTAGACCACGATCCAACATTGTTATCCCCCGATGATGTTAGTTGATTACTTATATATCCGGGTATTTGCGGAATAACTGTCGTGTCAACCGCGGTAACTACACCGTAACAATACGTCGGCACAAATGTAGATATCGGATCGGAATATGTTTCTAATACATACTTTGCACCATACCAAGATCCACTATGAGAATCGGCGGTGATTTCGGTATAAATCTGAATCTGCGGCAACATATTACTAGAAATTGGTAAATATCCAAATGACAAATAATCGATGTCTGCCATGGTCAACTTGGCCGTCGGCATATTCCAATTGATTTCGATATTGCTTATCGGATTCGTTACATACCAACCATCGATTCCATAGGAATAATATGACTCTGGCATTATTTGCGGGATTAAACTGTTGGCGTAGACCATGGAATTACACGGCATGATATTCGTATAAAATGCATTGCGTTGCAAGTTGGGAATAACCGAATTATCGATGTTTCCAATTGGTCCTGGATCGCCCTGCGGACCCGTATCTCCGATTGGTCCGGTTGGTCCAGTGAACCCATTTCTGCCACTTTTTCCGGTGGGCCCCGGTTTACCCGTCGAGCCAGTTCTACCGGTCGAGCCGGTTCTGCCAGTGTACCCAGTTGGTCCAGTTGAACCCGTTCGACCAGTTCGGCCGGTCAGTCCTACGCGACCAGTCGATCCGGTAGATCCAGTGATTCCAGTAGGACCGGTGGTTCCAGTCGAACCTGTGCGGCCAGTGGGACCCATGCGACCAGTCGGTCCTGTCGGTCCAGTTGTGCCGGTGCGACCGGTCGGTCCAGTCGTACCTGTAGTAACTGCCCTCGATGTATTCGGATTTTCTACAATCGGTAATTTTGCTACAGTCGAATATATGTTCGCAGCTCTCGCCGTTGATTCAGGCAGAGTGATTGTCGGCTGTACGATTGCATGATTGGATGCGTTCTCAAAACTATTCGCTATTCCGCTAGTCGGTTGTCCGTGCACTGGCGTAACGATTTGTGTTTCGGGGTGGGTTGGTTCGCGAAATATATCATTTCGCGGCTTATCTACTATTAATTTATTTGAATTCTCATTAGAAATAATTGGTTTACCCTTGTTATCATTTGTATTATACATAAAAACCGTTATATATATCAAAAATTACAATTATAAAATTATAGAAACGCATTACAATTATAAAATTATAGAAACGCATTACAATTCACTAAATACTATTTATTTTCCATTGATGTACACAGACTTTACGATATTTTTAATCACTCGTTTCCCTGTTTTGTCAGAATCCTCGTCTGCACCCATTACCCCCCTCATCATTTTCAAACATTCCTCATACTTTGGAGAACTTGTATTGTTAAATTCGGGATGTTCTTTCATATATTCCGACAATTTCGAAATATTCTTATTAGAAATAGTATTGATCGCATTCTTCATTCGTTTGGATTCATGGCCGGATTCCCTTATCCAGCCATCTTGTTCTTTTATATGAAGCGTTTCTCGCTTGGAATCGGTACAATGCAACGGTCGAGTATTTATATCACAATTGCTGAGACCGCGTTCGAATATTTTTGTAATGGCTTCCGCGAGTCCGTATTCTTTTGCACAAAACAGGTCTGCATCTTCGATCTTGAGCGTATTTATAAATTCAGCTAAAGTAACTGCATCTTTACAATCCTCGTTCAAAAATAAATTGACATTCACCGTTTTGTTCTCGATATTCGTATTTTTGATGTTATTTGTAATTATCGTGGGTGTTTTCTTGAGCTGCTTGTTTTCTTCCAATAATTGTTGGTTTTGCTTCATCAAATAATTGCAGATATCTTTGCTGTGTTCAATGAGTGAGAGGTTTTGTTCCAAAATTACTGCAGTAATCGGCATGTTGTTTAACGAGGGATCGACTGGCTGGGCATTATTTATGACGACCAGTTCCGTTTCCTTACATGCAGCGATCCGTTTTCCCTGCAACGGTAAACAGCCGGTTTCCCAGTAATTATCAAACGTCTTGTACTTGGTCTGGATCGTTTCCGTGTGCTCTTTTGCCGGTATTATCTCGGCAAGGTTTAAACAAAGCATATTTTTCGCTGCGTTTAATGTCTTGGCATTTTTAAAATAGATAAATCCCAGTATTTTCGACGCATTATTGACATTTACGTTTGCGAATATATGATATTTGCATTCCAATTCTTTTAAATTATTCATTATAATCTTGGTAGGATCAGATATTTCATATAAATATTTACGGGTTCTTCTATCATATTGAGAACTTATCATTATTGTTATATACAAACATAAATACCTTTTATTCTGTTAAATTTTATATTTTGTTGGGCTAATCCGCCCCCTCCCGCCCGATCACGGGCAAAATCGATGCAATATATGTCTGCATAAATGCCGCCGTTATCCATTCCCCGAAATACGCGGATTCGGCGGAATGGGGGGCGGTGGACCCTTTTTCGACAGGCCCCTTTGGACTACACAGAAGTGGCTACACAGAAGTTTGGCAACTTCTGTGTAGTCTAACCCTTTTTTCGGTACCATTTTTAATAAACCTGTTACTTATAAGCAGTGGACACTAAAAAAATAACGAAAATGTACATAAAACCAACTTCTGTGTAGTCCATC